GTTCCCCACGTTCCCCTTCGATCGTGAGCTGCCAGCGCTTGGCCTGATGGGAGACGCCCAGCGTGCGCACGCGCATCTTGCGGCCGTCGATATCGAACACCCGGTCGCGCATGCGGGCGAGCGCCTTGCCGAGCCGTGTGCGCTGTGACCGGTCGCCCCCGGCGCCCAGCGGCAGCGGGGGCTCGCAGGCCAACGCCACCTCGTAGAGATCGCCGGTGCCGACCTCCGCCGTCCCGAAGCGGTCCCACCAGCCGCCGATGAAGCTGCGCCAGATCGCGCCCTCGCCATCGGCGGCAGCGAGCATCTCGTCGAGGTTGGCGAGAAAGCCTTCGATCCCGGCGACCTCAAGGACGCCGCCCATGATGCGCGACCAGCTCTCGTAGCTGCCGATCATGCGCGCGCCCCGTGGCCTGCCGGCGGCCAGCCACGCCCGGCACAATGTGAGGCAGGCCGCGACAATGCGCGGCCGGTTGGCGCGAACCCAGCTCATGAGATCGGGGTGGCGGAACCCCTCGCGCCGCCAGGGTTGATCCACACGAGCATCGAGCCGGATGCGCACGATGCGGCGCGCCATCTCGTTGGAGAATTCGGGATTGTTGCCGGTCGCGATCCAGACGCAGCGGATAGGCAATCGCGTCATCTCGGACGCGCCAAGAATGCGGTCCTCCCAGAAGGGCGCGGTGAGTGCTGCCGCGAGCGCCGAGGAGTCTAGCGGGTGACGCAGATTGTCGATGAGCACGATCGAGGGAATCTGGCGCAGCTTGGCGGTCAGCCGCTTGCGCCACTCTTCGTCGTCGCGGCCCTCGGTCATCACGGAGGCGCTGACGCCGGTGAGCACGGTCGCGATCGCGTCGACCATCAGGGTCGCGCCGGTGCCGGGTGTCGGCTTCTCGATCAGATGAAGCGGCGTCGGTGCGTCGATCATGGCGCGAAGAAAGCCGAGCAGCATCAAGGCAACGGCATGCGCCCGCTCCGCGTGGCCGGTGAAGGGGAACTCGCCGAGCATGTCGTCGACGATGAGACTGCGCGCGGTCGCGATCTCCGCCGGCGACGGGCGCTCCGGCACCTGCGGCACGGCAAAGCCTGGTGTTGGCTGGTAGAGCAGCCGCGCATCGGGGTGGTAACCGGGCTCGGTCAGGAGGGCGCCATTGCGGCCGAAGACCGGCGTGGTGACGATCCCCGCCAGGACCGGCAGGCCGGGATCGGGCGTCGCCAGCAGCGATTTGATGAGCGGCGTCGGCGGATGCGCGGGAACGAGATCGCCATTGCGCGCCAGACGCCGCCAATCGGCGAGCTTGGCCAGCATGTGGCGCAGGCGCTCTTCCGTGACGGGCCGGGCCATGGGCAGGCCGTCATCGTCATGCACGGCCCATGTCGGCATGCCGCCGCTGCGAAAGAGCCAAGGCGTCCTGTTCGACGCGAGCAGCAGACTCCAGCTGCGTGCGTGGGCGCGGGCGAGATCGCCCTCATCGGCGCGCAGTTGCGGCAAGCGGCCCGGCGGCTCGACGAAGCCGATCGGGCGGTTTCGGGCGCCATCCTGCGCATCCGTGCCATCCGCCACTGCACACGGCTCGGCCGCGTCGATGATCTGACGGACCGCATCCGCGCCGTCGTGCAACAGGACGTCGTTGAAGTCCTCGCCTTCCGCCCGCGGCAGGGCGATGGCGACGCTGCGGCCTTCCGCGAGGAGACGCCGCGCCGCCGCCTCGGCTGCACGAAGGCCCGCTCCCGACGCATCGTGGTCGGCGAGCAGCACGACACGCCGGGCATCTGGCGGCAGGACGACCTGTTCGAGATTGGTGGCCGAGAGCGCTGCCCACACCGCCATGCCCGGGCAGGCCGTCATCACGGCGAGCGCCGTCTCGATCCCTTCGCTGAGACCAAGGACAGCGTCGTCGCCGATCGGCGCCAGCCGCACGGCGCCGCCGCCGACCCGGCCCAGCATCTTCTTCGGCTTTTCAACCTCGGCTTTCGCCGCCCCATCCGGGCGCAGGTAGATGCGGTGCAGGGCAACCACGCTGCCGGCGCGATCGCGAACCAGGCCGACGATGGCCGGGAAACCGGTCCTCGTATCCCAATGCGCGAGATCCGGATGGAACAGGAGGTCGCACGGTGGCGGGACCGTGAGCCCTCGTGCGCGCAGATAGGCCTCCCCCGGTGTGCCGGCGATCGGGATGGCCCGGGAGAGGATGATCTCGATTTCTCGGGCAGAGTCTTTCTCCGGCCTCGCGGAAGCCGCCGACGGTTCGCGACGCGCTGGCGCCGCGGCCGACCATCCGACCAGATCGGCGGCATAGGCGAAGAGGTCGCGGCCCTTGAGGCCGGTCGCCTGTTCCAGCGTGCTCAGCGGCCCGCCGCCCTGGCCGCCGTCGAAGTCGATCCAGCCGCCGGCGTGCTCGCCTCTGAGCGTGATCACGCAGGAACCGTTCTTTCGCGGCGCCCCGCCATTGATGTTGGCGAGACGCCATTCGTCACCGTTGCGACGGCCGTTTGGAAAGTGCTGCGGCACCCAGACGTCGGTTCTGTCACGCAGGCCGGCCACGATGGCGTCGAGATCGTAATGAACCGCAGGCGTTCTGGCGGGTGCGATGTCGTTGAAGTCAATCAAGGATCACCAGCCCTTGCTCCGCACGCGTGATGGCGGTGTAGAGCCAGCGGGCGCGGTCCTCGGCGGTCCGCCCGAGACCGTCGTCGTAGACGATCACGTTCTCCCACTGCGACCCTTGGGCCTTGTGGCAGGTGATGGCGTAGCCCCAGACGCTCTCGACAAGTCCCCGCATGTCGCGCCAATCGCGGCGCAGGCGCTCGGCGTCGTAGGCGACGTGGTCGTCGAAATGCCCCTTGTAGAACCACTGGCGGCCGGGAACGCTTGTCCCGTCCTCGGTGCGCACCGACGCGCTGAAGGCGAGCGGGCTTTCGTCGCGGATGTCCGATAGGTCGAGGAACATGCCGTTGACGAGACCGAGATCGTGCCGGTTCTTGAGGCAGATGATCTTCTCGCCGAGCCCGCGCGGGTAAGCGCCCGGAAAGCCGGCCGCCTGCTTCATCGCGGTATTCAGAAAGAGCCGCGTCGCGTTGCGACCGCAGATCACCTGGCCGCCCTTGAGGAATTGATGCGGGCCGATGTCGGAGCACCGCATCTTCCAGACGAAGTCATCGTGCTCGCCGTAGGGAATGGGCACGCTCTGCCGCGCGAGTGTGGCGAGACGGATGATGGCGCTGGTCTCGGCCTGGCGATGGATGTCGGTCAGCATCACGTCGGGATCGGCATCGGTGAAGGCGCCGTCGCCCTTGATCGGCGGCAACTGGCCGGGGTCGCCGAGCACCAGGATCGGCTTACCGAAGGCGAGCAGATCGCTCGCCATCTCGGCGCCGACCATGGAGACCTCGTCGAGCACGATCAGGTCGGCGTCGCGGACCAGCGACTGCTCGTTCAGAATGAAACGGGGCTGATGGATGTCGGCGAGCCGGAGCTCGAGGCGGCGGATCTGGGTCTCGGCGAAGGAGCGCTCGGCCGGTCCCATGCTCCGCAAGCCTTTGCGCAGCGTCTCCAACTCGCGGGTGACGCGCTCGATTTCTTCCGGTGTCGCCTCGGAGACCTTGTAGATCAGGCTATGAATCGTCGAGGCCGGCGTTCCCTTCCGGGTCATCACCAGGGCCGCTTTGCCAGTGAAGGCGGCATAGAGCACGCCGCCCGCACCACCCGTGCGATCCATCGGTTCGAGACCGAGCTCGCCGATTGCATGCCGGGTGATGGTGGTCTTGCCCGTTCCTGCGTAACCGAACAGGCGGAACACCTGCTGATCGCGCGTGCGGCGCCGAAACCAGTCCTCGATCGCGGCGATTGCCGCCGCCTGCTGCGGAGACGGGATGAAGCTCATCGCTCGCCCTCCCAGCAGCGCTCCGCATAGGCGCACATGCGGCAGAGATAGAAGTCCCGGGCTGCGGCGATGCGCGGGGGGAGTTCGCGGGCTGCCGCGGCGCGCAGGATATCGACGGCCTTGTCGGACAGCGCCTGCGCGCAGGGCGGATCGAACGCGACCACCTCGTGGTGGAGCGCCTCGGTGTCCTTGTTAAGGGCCGTGACGAGGGCGGTCTCCAGCTCCAGGTAGCCCATGTAGAGCTGGACTTGCGCGAAGTAGACCGGCTTGGAGGCGCGCAAGCTACGCTTGACCAGGTCGTTCCAGGATTTGGCGTTCAGCGCCTTGTGCTCCCAGAGCACGGGCCAGCGCAGGCCGACATCGGGGCCGGCGACGATCACGCCGTCGATGTGGCCGCGCAGCTTGCCACCCGCCGCCTCGAACCCGAATTGTCCGCCGTCGGCGCGCTCGGTGCGAAGGTCGAAGCCCGCGCCGCGCAGCCAGCGGATGGAGAGCGTCTCGAACTGGTGGCCGGCGTCGAAGATGCGCAGGATCGCGCCGTCAAAATCCCGTCCCTCATCTTTGGGCGTATGGGTCACCTCGTAGACGAGCTTGCGCGCGCAGGGCTCGCCGATCCGGCTGCCCCCGAGATAATCGCGCGGCTGCTGCCGCCGATTGCGTGCGACGAGCGCCGGATCGATCAGCGCATTGACCCGATCGGACACGCTGATCGCGTGGCCGATGCGGCCATAGATGAAGCCGGAGCCGTGGTTGAGATCGATTCCCATGCGCCACCTCAAAAGGGAATCGGGTCGTCGAGCGGGTCGCGGGCGGCTGCCTGGCGCTGCATCGACTCCTGAAACCCGTCGACGCAGGCTTCGATGATGCGGTCGATCTCGGCCGCGCTCCGGTCGTAGAACGGCGCCATCAGGTCGAGCTCGGTGAGCGTCTCGGCGAGAAACCGGCGCGCCTCCTTGATCGCTCGAGTCTCCATGTCGGTCTTGTCGATCATCCCGTTGTTCCTGTTGGCGAGCGCCGCGCCGACGTCGAGGCAGCGCATCGAGCAGAAGCGGTGGTAGGGAAAGCGGTCCCAGCGCAGCTGGTGGACGTAGCCGAAGCCCCGCGCCTGACGTCCGCAGACGGCGCAGACGGCTACCCGAGCAAGAGCCGGGTCAGGTCCTCGGCGTCGTCCGGCTGATCCTTGATCCGGTGCGAGGCCAAGACGATGAACCGCGCGATCGCGTTCGCCGCCATGGCTTCCAGTTCGGGGAGCGTGAGAGCGGCGATGGGCTGGTGAAGCCTTCCGCGTCCTTCGAGCCATTGTCCCATCGCCCTCGCTGCCTCGCGCGTGACGTGCGCCTGCCACTCATCGGCCGTCATGACGGTCAGGTGTTGAGCCAGGCCGGGCCACTCGGGGCCGGCGTCGCGGCAGGTGCGGCTGCCGGGGCCGTGCCCGGCTGTGCCGGCCGGCTCCAGGCCGGGGCAGCGCTCGCAGGCGGCGATGCGGCGGGCTGCCCCCAGGCCGGGGCTGCGGGCGATGCGGGCGATACAGCCTTCGGCCGCGCGCGGGTGCTGGGGCTCGGCGCCAGGACCTCGCCGTCCATCACCTTCCGCCATTCCGGTTCGCTCGGCAGAACCACGCGGTCGAGCTTGTTGCTGTCGCCGTAGCGCGGGTCGTCGCTGGGCTCGACCTTGATCTTGGCAACGAAGGTGATGCCGTTGAGGTCGGCCAGCCCGCGCAGGATCCGCTTCGACTTCGCCACCTCGCTCATGTCCTGCGGATCGAGCCCGAGCGCGCTGTCGATCATCGCTCGGAAGCTTCCCTTGGAGATCTTCCAGCCGATCGAGACACCGTGCTCGTCGACTTTGCCGCCGGAGACGGTGAACATCTGCCAGAACTTGCGCCGGACGTGCGGACCCTCGGCGACGGTGAACTCGGCATCCACCATCAGCACGTCGCTGCCGGGCGCGTTCGAGGCCTTGAGCAGCCCCCGGTCGATATCGCTCTGGCCATCGGTCCCGCCCGGCCGGATGGTCATGGTGACCTTGGCGAAGGTGCCGTCGGGGATCAGTTCGCCGCTCTTCTGCGGCTCGGCGTCGTTCATGTCGAAGCTCATGGCTCGTCATCCTTTCCGGGTTGCGTTGATCTTGGAGAGCAGCGCGCCGAGGTCGGGCGGCTCGGTGACATCGAGACGACCGCTGCGATCCTTCGCCGGCAGGCCGAAGGGATTACCGGCGCGGCAGACGAGGCGGCGGTCTTCGCCGCGCTCGGGCTCATGCCGCCAGCCGTCGCCGTCGCGCGCGAACAGGCTCATGGTGATGACCTGATCGACGATGCCGGGAAGCTCGCGGCCGGCCTTGCCGCCTTCCATCTGCGGCTGCCAGGTCGTGCGGTTGAACTCGTCGGTGACGCGTTCGAGGATGCCGACGAAGATCACGGTCTTTCCGGAGGCGTGCTGCAGATGCTTGAGCAGGCCGATGACTTCGCGGGCGAGGAGCCCGTAGGCGCCGCGGGTGTCGGGTTTGCCGGTCTTGTCGGAGAAGGCCTCGGGCCGGGTCTTCGCCCAGGCCATCGCCTGGCGCGTAAGATCGGTGATCGAGTCGACGAAGATGATGCGCTTGCCCGCGATCATCTGAACGAGATCGGGATAGCTTTCCCTGAGATGCTGGTAATGCGCCTCGGAGAAGAAGCCGCTCGGGTCGGCGGACGGATTGACCCCGCCGACAAGGCAGCCGATGTCGAGGGCGTCGGCGAAGGTGCGCACCGGGACACTGTCGCCGGGCCAGTCTTGGACAGACTTCATGCCGGCCTCGAGGTCGATGCAAAGCGTCTCGGCCGGCGGCAGCGATTTCAGCAAGGATGTCTTGCCGACGCCGCTCGGGCCGAAAATCGCCATGGTGGTCTTGGCGCCGGCCGCGGACAGCCGTTCGTCGGCGCTGACGATGCGCAGCGCCATCAGCGGCCTCCCGCGTTGCGTGACGCGACATCGAGCGCGCACTCACTCCCGCGCGCGCCGGCCTGCCGGGCGAGACCATAGAGTTTGCGCAAGGCGTGCAGGCGGTCGCCGACGGCGCTGAACTCGGCTTCGACACCCAGCAAGGCGAAGGCGATATCGTCGAGCGTGGCGTCCTCGATCGGCTTGACGACCTGTTCGCGGCGGATTTCGCCGAGCACCGGAATGACGATGGTGTCGGGCAGCGCTTCGAGCGCGTAGTGGCGCTTGCGGATCTCGGTCAGGGCAGCAGAGCTGGTCATCGGGTATCCTCGGACTTGATGGTGAGACGGAAGGTCGGCTTGGCGGCCCGCACCGTGCGGGCGGCGGCGAAGGCCTCGCGGATAGCGGTGGGCCAAGCGGTGTATTTGCGCTCGGGGACCTTGAAGCCGATGTCGACGTAGTCGGCCGGGTTCTCTCCGCTCGCACGGATGCGCTCGACGAGCGCGGCGAGCAGCGACTGGTCCCAGTCGATTTTCTTCGGGAGATCGGCAGCGACGACGACGGCGCCGTCTTCGAAGCGAACGAGGCCGGTGTCCTTGCCCTCGGCCCTGCGCGTGGCGGCCGCCGCGTCGGCATAGCGAAGCGCGATCACACCTTCGAGCCACTCTTTGAGCCGCTTGGCGGCATCCAGGGCGGCGTCGGCATCCTCCTGGAGCAGCGCCAGATGCTCCGCCGGAAGCGTGGCGATCTCGCCGACCGGCATGGTGCGCATGTCGTCGAGGCTGGGGCGGTTGTTGCGATCAGATGCCATCACGCCACCTCCGCCAGCAGGAGGGTGGACAGCGATACCGAGGCCTGCTTCGGCTTCGGGCGGGCGATGGCCAGATAGCTGTAATCGTCCGACCGGTGGCGACGCTGCACGAGATGGATCAGTCCGCGCTCGGCTGCCCACCAGGCGCGGCGCGCGACGCGGGCGAGTTCCGCCCGCTCCCGCTCGGCAAGGCGCGTGCCCTGCGGCATGGTGTCAAGCGCGAGGAAACCACGGTGATATTCGAGAATGTCGCCGGGTGCTGCCTGGCCGACCCAGCCGCAGAGATCGATCTCGGTGAGCGGGTTCCGGACAGCAGGGAATCTGGATGCAATGACGTTCATGATCGGCTCCTACTCACGCGCTCGCCGAACCGTCTCACGCGGCCCGGACGCCGATCGCCGTCAGGGCGAGGCGGATGTCCTTGACGCGGCGGTAGAGGCTGCTGCGGGCGCCATGGCCGCTCGCGGCAAGGCGATCGACGGTGGTGCGGGAAAGGGCTGCGCAGAGAGCGCCGTCGACGGGTTCGAGCGAGCCAAGACCGCGCTCGACATCGAGACGCTCCTCGGCGGTGGCGAACGCATCGACCGGCTGGCCGAAGAGCGCTGACAGCCCGTCGGCTTCGGCGACGAGGTCGCCGCGGGTCAGCCCGTCGCTGTCGGGAATGGCCTCATCGAGCGAGATCGGCGCCGCGCCATACATCTGGCGCTCCCGCTTCACCTTGTTGGCGATGCGCGTCGCCCTATTGGTGAGGATGGCGCCGGCAAAGGCGCCGAGCGTGCCACGATCAGCGTCGTAGGCGGGAAGCCGGGCGATCAGATCAACGAGCAGGTCCTGGCGGACATCGTCGAGATCGGCGCGAGGAAGCCGCAGCTGGCGGACGAGGCGGCGGGCCGCGATGTCCGCCTCATGAAGAAGGATCTGAAGATTGTCTCGGGAAATAGAAGAATGCATCGGCGTGGCCTCGGATCATCGCTGTTGATGACCTCAAGCCTGCCGAAGCCGCCGATCCGTTAGGTGGGAGCGGGGTGGGTTTTGGATGGGCGAGAATGGGAAGACAGGTCGTGACGCGGACCAGCGCCCCTATGGCCGCAGATCAAACTCTCCCGGAGCCAGCCCCAGGAAATAGCGGGTCGGGCTCTGGCGGGTCCTGATCAGCGTCTTCTGATCGTCGTGAAGTGCATTTCTCAGGTCACGGATCAGGTCGCCAGCGCTGCGGCCGCTGTTCTCGGCCTCGATTTCCTGCGGGGTCAAATGGCCTTTCCGAGTTCCCACAGCCTCGGCCAACTTCACCAGGAGCTTGAATGGCTGCTGCGGTACGTGCAGCTCGTTACTGCTCAAAATCACCCGCTGGCTCTGGCGGAAAATAACGAGGTGTGGCTCCAGAGCCGGAGCGGACTCCAGCGTCGAAAGGTCGATCGCGAATCCCGCCGCGTTCCTGCCCAGACAGCCGTCAATCGGTATGATGACGACCCCAGCGTCGACGAGGCGGGCGTGTTCGCTCGCCGCCATCGCCGGCGCGATCACCGTGATGGGCGACGACCGGGCAATGGAACGCATCAGGCCGATCAATCCCGGTTGGAGCAACGCATCGCGCGAAAGCGCAAGGAACAGCACCCGTTGGCTCGATGTCTGGCCCAGATGCCAGACACCCGCCGCGACCGGCGCCGGCTCGCCTCCGAACCCGGACGCCATGGCGATTTCGCGGACCAGCGCGGAACGATGAATGCGAAAGCTCCGCAGATCGTCATCGCCGAGAACGACGTCGCTGCGCCGGTCCGTCGGGCAAACCGCGATATGTCGTCCGTTAACCTGCTGGACAGGCCGCGCGTCGAGACCGCAATCGCACGCGGGGCACACATCCCATTCCGTTGCCGGCGCCTGCTCGACCAGGACGCCACGATCGAGCAGCCGCTCGAAATCGCGCCCGGCATGAGGCGCAGCCTCTCGGTCCCAAAGGATTGCGGGATCGCCCGCCTCACTCAGCCGCAACAGCAGCCTGGGCAGCGTCTCGGTCATTGAGCAGTCCGTTGCGGCGAAGGAGCGTCATGATCCGGCCCTCGAACTGCTGACGCTTGAACATGGCGTGGGCCGGCGGCTTCAGCTTGACGGTCACCTTCTTCGCCGACTTGCCGCCGGTCGCGAAATGAACGCGGATGACGATGTGGTTGAGGCGCCAATCCGACCCGAGACGAGCGCCCCGCATCATCTCGCCCAACCTGGCCAGCGCATTGTCCCGTCCGTCGCGCGCAACATAGGAGTAGAAGGTTCGTGTCTCGCCGGTCTTTGGATCGGCGCCGACGCGATCAACCTGGACCTCGGTGATCTGGACCCGCTGGATGCCCGGATCAAAGTCATGGTTGAACGCGAAGCCGAAGCCCGCGCGCTGCACCGGGTCGAGCGTGTAGAGGTTCTGCGCGTCGTCGCCAGCGAAGAATTCGGGCTTGCCCAGGACCTTGTGGGCGAACAGTTCCGCGAGGTCGCCGCGACGCGCCTTGGCGATGCCGCCGATCTTCAACAGGCCCGTCGTTGAGTTGTAGGACAGCACCGCGTGTTCGGCGGCGCGGAAGCTGATTACTCGCTTCTGGTCCTTTTGCAGGACATCGGTCGTGGTGATCGGAGAACCGTGCTCGATCACCAGAACGAGTTCGTCGGCATCGTCATACCAGCCGGCGCGGCAATAGTTGCTGCGGAGATCCTGTTCGAACATCGCGGCGGCGGCGGTTTCAAATTCGGCCTTTGCGCGATCGTCCATGATCGCCTCGACGCCTTCGTCGCGGCCTACGAACTCGGCGAGCGACGTACGCGCCATGAGCGCCATCATGTCCGACGCGGCGTCAAAAACGTCGGGATGATCGAGGAAGACGCGCAGGGCGACGTGCTTGGGATCCTGGTGAACCTCCGGCTCGTCATCCTTCGCTTCGGGTGTCACGCGGATCCCGAGCCGCGCGGCCTGCTGAAGAATAATGTCGAGGCCTGCCGCGTTACCGATCTCCGCGATCCGGTGCAGGTCGGCGACGAGTCCTTCCGGGTAGTTTTCCTCCGGGCCTGCGAAGAAATCCTGGACGGCGCTGCGTGCCTCGTCCTGCGCGGCCTCGTTCCTGAAGATCCCAAGGTCCAGCCCGTTCAGGGCATCGCCGTGGCGCTCGAACAGGCGGCCCAGCAGGCCGAGATCGACGGTTCGGGTAAACTTGGGATTGACGAATTTCTTCAGGTTCTTAGCCATCTCAGCCGCCCATAATTGCCTCGCATTTGTTCATCTTACGTTCTTATCGCAAATGCCTAGCGGAGTCGATTCAAAAGCCATCGCCTTGGGACGGATCGTCCGCACCGTGAGTAGAGGCCAAGGGAATCCAATCCCTTAGGTGACCTCTGCGATGGACATGCCGAACCCGATCCACCCCGGGAATATGACGCCGGACGAGCGAATCGGGGAGGTCTGCAGGATTCTTGCGCGCGGGCTGGTTCGGCTCAAGGCACGCCAGTCAAGGCAAGTATCTGGCGACCGCGGAGAAAGTTGCCTTCACTTCCCGCCCGACCGGAGCGGTCATGGAACTCCAATTTGCAAAGGAGACGCATGACCATGACAGAAAACATCCTGTCCCGGCTGGCCGCGCTGAAGACCACGCCGACGCCTGACCTCAAGAAGCAGTGGCGCGAACTCTTCGACACGGAGGCACCGCCTTACAATCGGCGCTTCCTCGAAAGCCGGCTCGCCTATCGGATCCAGGAATTGGCTTATGGCGGTTTGAAACCCGCGACCATCGAGCGCCTCGAAGCCCTGGGCGAGCAGCTCGACGGTGGCAACATCGTGCTGCGCCGGATCCGCGCCGACGACAAGCCGATCGCCGGCACGCGGCTGATCCGCGAATGGCAGGGCGTCGAGCACACCGTCACGGTGCTGAACGACGGTTATGAATGGCAGGGGCGGCCCTACCGCTCGCTCTCCGCCATCGCGCGCGCCATCACCGGCACGCGCTGGAACGGTTGGGTCTTCTTCGGCCTCAAGAACCGGCGAGGCCAAGCATGACGAAATCACCCGCATCCGCCAAACCCATTCGCAAGCTGCGCTGCGCGGTCTATACGCGCAAGTCGACGGAAGAAGGGCTGGAGATGGAATTCAACAGCCTCGACGCCCAGCGCGAAGCTTGTGAGGCCTATATCGCCAGCCAGAAGGCCGAAGGCTGGGTGCTCTATCCTGAGTCCTATGATGACGGCGGCTTCTCAGGCGGCACGCTCGACCGGCCTGCGCTGAAGCGCCTGCTCGCCGACATCGAGGACGGCCGGATCGACGTGGTCGTCGTCTACAAGATCGACCGGCTCAGCCGCTCGCTAATGGATTTCGCCAAGCTGGTCGAGGTGTTCGATCGCGGCGGGGTCACCTTCGTCAGCGTGACCCAGTCGTTCAACACGACAACCTCCATGGGGCGGCTTACGCTCAACATCCTGCTCAGCTTCGCCCAGTTCGAGCGCGAGGTGATCGGCGAGCGCATCCGCGACAAGATAGCCGCCTCGCGCAAACGCGGCATGTGGATGGGCGGCTTCGTGCCGCTCGGCTACGAGGTCAGGGACCGTAAGCTGGTGATCAATGAGGCTGAGGCTGCGACGGTCCGGATGATCTTCGAGCGTTTCGTCGAGGTGGGTTCGGCGACCGCGTTGGCCCGGGCGCTCGCGGCCGAGGGCGTGCGGACGCGGCGCGGACGGCTCGTCGACAAGGGCTTCCTCTACAAGCTGCTCAACAACCGGGTCTATATCGGTGACGCCGTGCACAAGGGGACGGCCTATCCCGGCGAGCACGAAGCCATCATCACGCGCGCCTTGTGGGACAAGGTGCACGGAATCCTGCGCGAGAGCCCGAGGGTGCGCGCCGGCCGGACACGCGCCGCGACACCGGCCCTGCTGAAGGGCCTCATCTTCGGGCCGACCGGCTGCGCCATGACGCCGACGCACACGCGGCGCGGCGACAAGCTCTACCGCTACTATGTCAGCCAGTCGGTCCTGAAGCGCGGCGCCGATGCCTGCCCGGTGGGGCGCGTGCCCGCCGCTGAGATCGAGGGCGCGGTTGTCGACCAGCTGCGCGACCTCCTTGGCACCCCGGAGGTGATCGTCGGCACATGGCGATCGGCGCGGCGCGAGATCGATGGTCTGTCCGAGGCTGAAGTCAGGGAAGCTCTGGAAGGGCTGGATCCGCTGTGGGACGAGCTGTTCCCGGCCGAGCAGGCGCGCGTCGTCCAGCTCCTTGTCGAGCGCGTCGATGTCGGACAGGGAGGCGTCGACATCCGCCTCCGCGTCGATGGGCTGGCCCGTCTGGTTCATGAGCTTGGCGGAATGGCCGACGATCCGCGGAGGGCAGCATGAGAGCCGGTGACGCCATTGCCGATGACGGGCGCACGCTGACAGTCCGTGTTCCCCTGACCGTCCGGAAGCGCGGCGGGCGCAAGCAGGTGGTGATGCCCGAGGGGGCCTGTTGCGGCCAGCCCCGCCCGCGCGTCGACAACACCATGGTGAAGGCGATCGCCCGGGCCCACCGCTGGAAGCGCCTCATGGAGAGCGGCCGATTCGCCTCGGTGACCGAGCTGGCCGAAGTGGAGAAGATCAACCAGTCCTACCTGTGCCGGGTCCTGCGCCTGACCCTGCTGGCCCCGGACATCGTCGAGGCGATTCTCGACGGAAGGCAGCCGGTCGCCTTGCAGATGGACGCTCTGTTGAAACCCATGCCGCTAGAGTGGGCGGCACAACGAGCTGCGCTGGGCCTCTGACGCCGATCGCCGGCCACGAAACCGCGCCCGTCAAGTTTCTATTGCCCGGCGATCATCTCTCCACTAGCGTTATCGAAGAGCCCAGTAACTAGGCATGCCTAGTTAACGGACGGATCATGTCATTGGGAGTCCAGGGTGGCGACAGCGAAGGCCGATCTGCGATGGGGGGTCGAGCAACGACTCGAATTCATCGAGTTCCGGCTGTTTTGGGAGGGGCATGTGAACCGGGGCGATCTGATGGAGGCGTTCGGGGTATCGGTGAACCAGGCGTCCACCGATCTGAACCGCTATATCGGAATGGCGCCGCAGAACATCCACTACGACAAGAGCGCTCGCGCCTATGTCCGCGGTGCAGAGTTCGCTCCACAGTTCCTGAAGCCCGACGCGAGCCGCTATCTCGCGCAGCTTAGATCTGTCGCCGACGGAATTCTGGATCGCGCCGATGCGTGGATCGGACAGTTTCCCCCCTACGATGCTGCGCCGACGCCCGTGCGGGGCGTCAATGCCAAGACGCTGTGCGCAGTGGTCGCTGCGATCCGCCGGTCCGAAGCGATCGAGGTCAAGTATCAGTCGCTGTCGCGGCCGGAACCGCGCTGGCGTTGGATTGCGCCACACGCAATCGGCTTCGACGGGTTCCGCTGGCATACCCGGGCGTTCTGTCTCAGCGACCGAAGCTTCAAGGACTTCCTTCTCTCGCGGATCATCGAGACCCGCGGCACCAAGCCAAGCGAGATGGGATCAGAGGCGGATCAAGATTGGAATGACGAAGTGGTGCTTGAGATCGGACCCCATCCCGATCTCTCAGACACCCAGAAGAAGGTGATCGCCCTGGATTACGGGATGCGTGGAGGAAGAGCGAAAATCCGGGTTCGAAAGGCGCTGCTCTACTACGCGCTCCGCAGGCTCGGCCTCGATACCGATCCGGCCGCGCGCCGTCCTCAAGATCAACCGATCGTATTGCTCAATCGGGATGCAGCTGGCCCGAGCTTGGCCCGGCAGGACAATGGAGAGGTTCGGGTATGAGCGAGACATTCTTCGAACGCCCAATCCTGAACTCACCCTACGAGTATCCGCGCCGACATTGGGAACTCGACGAGGACGGGCAGCCGACCAATCGCGTCATTGAAATACGGCGCCGATCCGACCTCATCACCCCGGTGCCGAAGCCGAAGAAGCGCCGCCAGAAACGCGGCAATCAGGCTCAGATGGTTTTTGGCGACGAAGCCGGCCTGTCGTCGGAGGAGCAGGAGTACAACCCCACTCCGATCATCAACGAGGTTCGCACCTACGTTGAGGAATGGCGCAAGCTGCCCAATCCCGACCAATGGCTGGTCACGCCGGAAACCGCACGCCTTCTGACCCATTGGCGCCACCACACGTTCGAGGGTATCCGCCCGTTCTTCTGCCAGATCGAAGCGGTCGAAACCGCGATCTGGCTGACGGAGGTCGCGCCGAAGCTCGGTACACGGACGAAGAAATTCTGGTCCCATATCGAGGGCGGCAACGCGCAGGCCAATCCGGAGCTCATGCGCTTGGCGCTGAAGCTCGCGACCGGCGCCGGCAAGACGACCGTGATGGCGATGCTGATCGCCTGGCAGACGGTCAATGCGGTCCGCCATCCGAACAGCAAGCAGTTCTCGCGCGGCTTTCTGATCGTGGCGCCGGGCATCACCATCAAGGATCGCCTGCGCGTTTTGCTGCCCAACGATCCGGAGAGCTACTACCGGCACCGCGAGATCGTGCCGCCCGACATGCTCGCCGATATCGACCGGGCCAAGATCGTCATCACCAACTATCACGCCTTCAAATTGCGCGAGCGCATTTCCGTCTCCAAAGGCACCCGCACCGCTCTGGAAGGCTGGCGCGGCGAGACGCTGCAGACGCTGGAGACCGAAGGCCAGATGCTTCAGCGAGTCATGCCCGAACTCATGGGGCTAAAGAACATCGTCGTTCTGAATGACGAGGCGCATCATTGCTATCGCGAGCGGGTGAAGGACGCCGAAGGCGAAACCGAAGCTGACCTCAAGGGCGAGGATAAGGACGAAGCCAAGGCAAACAACGAGGCCGCCCGGATGTGGATCTCCGGGCTCGAGGCGGTCAAGCGTAGGCTTGGGATATCGCTCGTCTACGACCTCTCGGCCACGCCCTTCTTTTTGCGCGGCTCGGGTTATGCAGAAGGCACCCTGTTCCCCTGGACCATGAGCGACTTCTCCCTCATGGACGCGATCGAATGCGGGATCGTGAAGCTGCCGCGCGTTCCGGTCGCCGACAATATTCCGGGCGGCGACACGCCGAAGTTCCGCAATCTATGGGAGCACATCGGCAAGAAGCTGCCGAAGAAGGGCCGCAGCGCAGGCAAGTCGCTCGATCCGCTGAGCCTGCCGGCCGAGTTGCTGACCGCGCTCGAAGCGCTCTATGGTCACTATCAGAAAACGTTCGAGCTCTGGGAGAACGAGGGCATCGGCGTACCGCCGGTCTTCATTGTGGTGTGCAACAACACCTCGACCTCGGAGCTGATCTACAAGTACGTCTCCGGCTTCCATCGCGAGAACGACGACGGCTCCACGACGCTGGAGAACGGCCGCCTGGCGCTGTTCCGCAATTACGACGACTACGGAAACCGCATCGCTCGTCCGAACACGATCCTGATCGACTCGGCCCAGCTCGAATCCGGCGAAGCCCTCGACAAGGACTTCCGCGAGATGGCGGGCGACGAGATCGAGCGCTTCCGCCGGGAGATGATCGAGCGTACCGGCGACGTCCACGCCGCCGACAGCATTGACGACGCCACGCTCTTGCGCGAGGTCATGAACACCGTTGGCAAGAAGGGTCGGCTTGGCGAACAGGTGCGCTGTGTCGTCTCGGTCTCGATGCTGACGGAGGGATGGGACGCCAACACCGTCACCCATATCCTCGGCGTTCGCGCCTTCGGCACGCAGCTGCTGTGCGAGCAGGTGGTCGGCCGCGGCCTGCGTCGTCAGTCCTATGACCTCAACGAGGAAGGGCTGTTCAACGTGGAGTATGCCGACGTGCTCGGCATTCCGTTCGACTTTGCTGCCAAACCGGTCGTCTCCCCACCCGCCAAACCGCGCGAGACGGTGCGGGTCCATGCCGTCAAACCGGATCGCGATGCGCTGGAGATCGTCTTTCCGCGCGTCGAGGGCTATCGCGTCGAACTGCCCGACGAGCGGCTGGAGGCGGCCTTCGGGCGGGATCACGTCCTCCATCTGACGCCGGAGCTCGTCGGTCCGTCTGTGACCAAGAACCAGGGCATCATCGGCGAAGGCGTCGATCTGACTGTCGCGCATCTGGAGGACATGCGGTCCTCGACCGTCCTGTTCCACCTCGCGCGACACCTGCTCTACAACAAGTACCGCGATCCGGGAGAGGAGCCGAAGCTCCATTTGTTCGGGCAGCTCAAGCGCATCACGCGCCAATGGCTCGAAGGCGGTTATCTCAAGTGCTCGGGTGGCACCTATCCCGCGCAGCTGATCTACAAGGAGATCGCCGACATGGCGGCCGAGCGGATCAAGGCCGCCATCACCGAAACGCTCGCTGGCGACCGGCCGGTCAAAGCGATCCTCGACGCCTACAACCCCACCGGCTCGACGGCCTTCGTCAACTTCACGACGTCGAAGGAAACACGCTGGCAGACCGACCCGCGCAAGTGCCACGTGAACTGGGTCGTTTGCGACAGCGATTGGGAAGCGGAGTTCTGCCGCGTGGCGGAGGCGCACCCCAAGGTTCGGGCCTACGTCAAGAACCAGAACCTCGGTCTCGAAGTGCCCTACCTGATGGGTTCGACGCCCCGAAAATACATCCCGGACTTCATCGTCCAGGTGGACGACGGCCATCCAGAACCGCTGAACCTCATCGTCGAGATCAAGGGCTTCCGCAGCGAGGACGCGAAGGAGAAGGCGAACACCATGCGCGCCTATTGGGTGCCGGGCGTCAACAACCTCGAACGATACGGCCGCTGGGCCTTCGCCGAGTTCACCGCCGTCTACGAGATCGAGGCGGAGTTCAACAAACTGATCGCTGCGCAGTGTGAACACGCTGCAGCAGACGTCGTCGATCACGAGGTGTGACCTTGGGGAAGCAGGCAGCATTCAAGACCAATCCGGTCAGCCTTGAAGAACTGCTCCGGCATTGCGGAAGCGGGAAGATCCAGCTTCCCGACTTTCAGCGCAGCTGGGTTTGGGATGAGGAGCGGATCAAGGGTCTGATCGCGTCGATCTCGCAAGCTTTTCCGGTCGGTGCCCTGATGACGCTCGAAGTGAAGCCGGGAGCTGCCGATACCTTCGCGCGGCGCCCGATCCAGGGCGCCGATATTGTCGCGACCGCCGCCCCCGACCAGCTCCTCCTCGACGGCCAGCAGCGCATGACGTCGCTGTACCAGACCTGCCTGCGCCGCGAGGTGGTGCAGACGGTCACGCCGCGGCTCAAGCTCGTGAAGCGCTGGTTCTATATTGATATCCGCAAGGCCATGAACCCGTCCGAGGATCGCGAGAACGCCATCGTCTCGGTGCCGGAGGATCGGCGGATCAAATCGGATTTCGACCGGAAGATCGAACTCGATCTCTCCACGCCCGAGCTCGAATACCAGAACCTCATGTTCCCGCTGAACCAGGTTTTCGACTGGGACGAATGGCAGGACGGGTTCAACGAATACTGGCTGGAGAAGGATCCCGAGACGCGCAGGCTCTTCAAGCCGTTCAAGGATGAAGTCCTCCAGAACTTCAAGGCTTACCAGCTGCCGGTCATCGCGCTGGGCCCCGACACCTCGCACGAGGCGGTCTGCCTCGTCTTCGAGAAGGTGAACACCGGTGGCAAGCCGCTCGATGCCTTTGAGCTCGTCACCGCCATGTACGCCGCCCGCGGGCATCGCCTCCGCGACGACTGGCTCGGCGCTGATGGCCAGGCCGGGCTGCAGACGCGGCTGCAGCTCTACGGCCGCGCGGCCGAGCAGAAGTTCGGTGTTCTGGAGAAGGTCGCCGCGACGGATGTCCTGCAGGCGATTGCGCTCCTGCACGGCGTCGAGAAGCGCGCGGCCGAAATCGCCGCGGGCCGCAAGGAGTCCGAGCTCTCCGCCGTCCGGGCGACGCGCCAGTCGCTGCTGGACCAGCCGCTGGAGGCCTATCTGAAGCACCGTGGTGCGGTCGAGGAAGGGTTCAAGACGGCTGCCCGCTTCCTCCGCCAGAACCACATCTACCGCGTCATCGACTTGCCCTATCAGGGCCAGCTCGTCCCGTTCGCCGCGATTCTCGCGATCATCGGCCCGAAATTCGACCATGCCGCGGTTCGCGACCGGCTGGCGCGCTGGTTCTGGTGCGGCATCTTCGGCGAGCTATACGGCTCCGCCATCGAATCCCGCTTCGCGAAGGACGTGCTCGAAGTCCCCGCCTGGCTCGATGGCGGGCCCGAGCCCAGCACCATCACCGAAGGGCGTTTCCGCCCCGAACGGCTGCGCACGCTGCGCACCCGCCTCTCCGCCGCCTACAAGGGCATCCACGCCCTGCTGATGGCCGAGGGCGCGATCGATTTCCGTTCGGGCCAGCCCTACGGCCAGACGGTGTTTTTCGACGAGTATGTCGATATCCACCACATTTTCCCGCAGGACTGGTGCAAGAAGCAGAAGATCGAGCCGAAGGTCTTTGACACCGTCGTCAACAAGACCCCGCTCAGCTACAAGACCAACCGCATCCTCGGCGGGGTCGCGCCTTCGGAGTATCTCTCCCGGCTGGAGATGGGCGGCAAGGATACGCCGCCCATCGCGCCCGACGCGCTGGACGAGTATCTCGCCAGCCACGCGATGGACCCGGCACTTCTCCGTGCCGACGAGTTCGAAGGGTTCATGGCAGATCGCGAGGCGCGGCTCCTCGCCATGATCGCCAAGGCGACCGGCCACCCGGTCATCAAGGCCGGCGTGGCGCCTGAGGAAGGCGAAGATATCCCCCAGGATGACGAGGGCTTCGATCTGCCCGACGCGCAAGCAGAGGAGGCCGCGTAATGGCGAAGAAACCGATCGAGGTCGAGGCGCTGAAGCACGACGCGGCGACGCGCAAGAACATCCCGACGGCCGAGTTCGAGAGCGTCATGCGCGAGGCGGACAAGACGCCGATCCAGCTCGCCTATGAGCGGCGCAACCGCGATCTCGATCCGCAGCTCGTCTGGCGCGGGAAGGACGAGCAGGACTGGTCGGACCTCATCGTCTCAGCCCCGCCGCTCTACATCCAGGAGAAGGTGCATCCGAAGGTCGTCATCGACGATCTGAAGCGCGAGTCGAAGGCGCGTGCCGACGAGGCCGCGCCGCCGATGGCCGACCTCTTCGCCGATTTCAACGGACTGCGGGATGCCGAGGCGGCGACCGAGTTCTACCAGCACGACCAGCACTGGTCGAACCGGATGATCTCGGGCGACTCGCTCTCGGTCATGGCGTCACTGGCCGAGCGCGAGGGGTTGCGCGGTCAGGTGCAGTGCATCTATTTCGATCCGCCCTATGGCATCAAGTTCAACTCGAACTTCCAGTGGTCCACCACCACCCGCGATGTGAAGGACGGCGCACAGACAACATTCTCTGGTACGCGAAATCACGAGATCAGGTGAAGTTTCGTCAGCCGCTCACTGAGCGGGCTAAGCATACATTGAACGCGCAATATCGTTACGTCGAGGATGAATACGGGCTTAGCCGCTCACTCAAAGCTGATGAAATTGATCGTGCCGATGATTTCGGGCGCCGTTTTATGCCTTCGGGTCTCGCCGCCACAAGGCCAAGAGGCCCAAACGACCTCGCTGATTTTCCCTTTGACGGAAAGTCTCCTTCACCAGGGAATCGGTGTTGGAAAACCAATCTCACCGGCATGGAGCGCCTCAAAAAGGGCAACAGGCTTGTACTCATTGGCAACACGCTCCGGTTTAAGCTTTTTGATGAAGACAAGCCGTATGTGACGATCAATGCTCTTTGGGAAGACACAATAATCAGTGGGTTCGCAGACCCCAGAGTCTATATCGTGCAGACAGCCACGAGAGTCATCGAGCGCTGCATCCTGATGACCTCCGACCCAGGCGATCTGGTTCTCGATCCTACCTGCGGTTCGGGCACCACGGCCTATGTGGCCGAACAATGGGGGCGGCGCTGGATCACCGTGGACACCAGCCGCGTCGCCATCGCACTCGCCCGCTCGCGCCTGATGGGCGCGCGCTATCCTTATTACCTGCTGGCTGACAGCCCCGAGGGCCAAGCCAAGGAAGGCGAGGTCACTCGCACGGTCCCGAAGACGACGCCGACCCGCGGCGATATCCGCATGGGCTTCGTCTACGAGCGCGTGCCGCACATCACGCTGAAGAGCATCGCCAATAACGCCGAAATCGATGTGATTTGGGAGCGGATGCAGCCCGCCGCCGAGGAGGCGCGGGCAGCCCTCAATGCCGCCCTGAAAGGACACCCGGAGCCCTTCAAGGTCGAAACCGGCGGCCGCGCCGGCAAGACGATCGACTTTCGCAAGGAGGGCGAGGTCACGCTGCCCTCCGGCGAGCCCGCCCCCGCCGGCGGCTTCATGGAGTGGGAGATCCCGCGCGAGGCCCCCAAGGGCTGGCCCGAACCCGCCAAGGCCGCGCTCGCCCGCTTCTGGGAGGCGCGGATCGCGCGGCAGAAGGAAATCGATGCATCCATCGCCGCCAAGGCCGAATTCGAATATCTCTACGACAAGCCTTATCCGGACAATTCGAAAATCCGCGTTGCCGGCCCCTTCACGGTCGAAAGCCTCTCGCCCCACCGCACACTAGCAGTGGATTGGAACGACGAGCTGATCGATGTGCTTGAAGCCGCCGAGGGCAAGCGCAAGGCGGCGGATCGCGACGAGAGCGTGACCGACTTCGCACACATGATCCTGGAGAACCTGAAGACGGCCGGCGTGCAGCAGGCGCACAAGGAGGATCGGATCACCTTCACCAGCCTGACCGGCTGGCCCGGCCGTTTCATCTGCGCCGAGGGCGCCTTCATGGAGGGCGATCGCCAGAAACGCGCCGGCATCTTCATCGGTCCCGAGTTCGGCACCGTCAGCCGCCCCGACCTCGTGGCCGCCGCGCGCGAGGCCGGGGACGCCGGGTTCGACGTCCTGATCGCCTGCGCCTTCAACTACGACGCCCATTCCGCCGAGTTCGACAAGCTCGGCCGCGTGCCGGTGCTGAAAGCCCGCATGAACCCCGACCTGCATATGGGCGGCGACCTGAAATCGACCGGGGCCGGCAACCTCTTCGTCATCTTCGGCGAGCCCGACATCAAGATCGAGGACGCTAGCGACGGCATGATCCGGGTGAAGGTGTTCGGCGTCGACGTCTTCAAGCCGCAGTCAGGCGAAGTCGTCTCCGAAGGCACCGACGGCATCGCGCTCTGGATGCTCGACACCGACTACAACGAGGAAAGCTTCTTCGTCCGCCACGCCTACTTCCTTGGCGCGAACGATCCCTACAAGGCGCTGAAGACGACGCTGAAGGCCGAGATCGACGAGGAAGCGTGGGAAAGCCTGCATAGCGACACCTCGCGGCCCTTCCCGAAGCCGAAGTCGGGCCGGATCGCGGTCAAGGTCATCAACCACCTCGGCGACGAGGTCATGAAGGTGTTCTCGGTGGGGTGAGCGCCTTGAAGCCCAACAGGTCGGTCGGGGGATGAGCACGATGGGAGCGAAGGCGCCGGATCTCTCGGAGGAATGGGATCAGCAAAAGCTGCGGAACTGGATGGCGAATGCCCGCCGGCTGGGGCGGGACGATGTCTATCAGGCCGCCTTCCGTCAGCTATGTCGCATCGAAGGCCGCGACATTGACGACCCGCTCGCAGCCGATTTCGCCGCTGTCATGCGAGCGCTAGAAGAAGCGCTGAGCGAGCAGAACGGCAGAACCACTCGATTGTCACGCACCAGGCAGAAGCTCGCCCGCGCCGGTGTCCGCAAGACCCTTGCCGATCTCGCACTCAAGCCGAAACCGTCAGAGGGATTCCTGAAGCTGATGGAGTTCGGAATGGCCGACATGTCGGCAGAATCGCTGATCCTGAAATATCGGCAGGAGTTCGAGCCCGAGGTCGTAGCCGCGGCTGAACGGCGGCTGGCGGAGTATGGGGTGGATTAAGCATGGAATTCCGGATTGCGGACACGTTCACCGACAGCCTGTCCAGGCTGACCGCGCAGGAACAGAAGGCAGTGAAGACGACCGCCTTCGACCTGCAACTCGATGCCTCCGCGCCCGGGCTTTCCTTCCACAAGCTGGACCGCGCCAAGGATCCGAATTTCTGGTCGGTGCGGGTGAACGCCGACATCCGGCTGATCGTCCACCGGACGCAATCGAGCCTGCTGCTCGTCTACGTCGATCACCACGACGACGCCTATAAATGGGCCGAGCGGCGCAAAATCGAGCGGCACCCGACGACGGGCGCCATGCAGCTCGTCGAAGTGCGCGAGCGCGTCGAAGAGGTGGAGATCTTCAAGCCGAAGGAGGTCGTGGAGCCGGTTGCCGCGACACCGGCTGCGAAGCCGAGACTCTTCGACAATCTGCGCAAGTTCGAGCTGATGGGTTTCGGCGTGCCCGAGGAGTGGGTGGACGACGTTCGCCTGGCGACCGAGGACACCCTGTTTGACATCATCTCCCATCTGCCGCAGGAGGCGCAGGAGGCGCTCCTGAAGCTGGCGGTGGGCGAGAAGCCGGAGCCGCCGGTGACGGCACCCGTGGAGGCCGATCCGTTCGCCCATCCCGATGCGCAGCGGCGTTTCCGGGTCCTGACCAACATCGAGGAACTGCAGCGCGCGCTCGACTATCCTTGGGAGAAATGGGCGGTCTTCCTGCATCCCGACCAGCTGCAATATGTGGAGCGCAGCTACTCGGGGCCGGCGAGGATTTCGGGGTCCGCGGGCACGGGCAAGACGGTGGTCGCGCTGCATCGCGCGGTGCATCTGGCGCGCAACGACCCACAGGCGCGAATCCTGCTGACGACCTTCTCCAAGGCGCTAGCCAATGCGCTAAAGGTGAAGCTGCAGCATCTGGCCGGAAACGAACCGGCCGTATTGGCGCGGATCACCGTGCAGTCCATCACGGGCGTCGCCTATGATCTCTATTCCAGGCTTTTCGGGCAGCCGAACATCGCCTCGCCGTCCCTCGTTCACACGCTGCTCACCAAGGCTGCGGGACAGGACGATGGCCAGAAAATCTCCTTGCCCTTCCTCGCCGGGGAATGGTCGGAGGTGGTCGACGCCTGGCAGATCGAGAACTGGGAGGGGTACCGGGACGTCTCGCGCCTTGGCCGCAAGACGCGGATCGGCGGCAAGCAGCGGGAGTCCCTCTGGTCGATCTTCGAGCAGTTGCGCGCCGGTCTCGCCGAGCGCAAGGCGGTGACATGGTCCGGCGTGTTCGGTCGTCTGGCGGCGCATTATGGCGCGACGGAGAAGCGGCCGTTCGATTTCGCGGTCGTCGACGAGGCGCAGGATATCAGCGTGGCCGAGGCCCGCTTCCTGGCCGCGCTGGTTTCGCACAAGCCGGACGGGCTGTTCTTCGCCGGAGATCTCGGTCAGCGCATCTTCCAGCAGCCCTTCTCGTGGAAATCGCTCGGCATCGACGTGCGCGGACGTTCGCACACATTGCGGATCAACTATCGCACCTCCCACCAGATCCGCGCCCAGGCGGATCGGCTGCTGCCGCCGAACATCTCCGACGTCGACGGCAATGCCGAGAGCCGCCGTGGCACGATCTCGGTGTTCA